TGGATGGGGGCATCAATGACCGCCTATATGCCACAAAGTCTGACTGATGACTGGTCAACGCCTATCGAGCTATTCCGGCAGCTAGATGCACAGCATGACTTTGACATCGATGTAGCAGCTAGTCTTAGCAATCACTTGTGCGATGAATGGCTAGGGCTAGACCATCCCGAAGAATCGAAACGCAATGGTTTGACGGCTGAATGGTTTGGCCATGTATGGTGCAATCCACCCTATGGTCGAGGCATTAAAGATTGGGTACTGAAAGCATCGCAGCATTACGATCTAGTGGTGATGCTTCTGCCAGCTAGGACTGACACAAAATGGTTTCATGAAATAGTGTTACCAAATGCCGATGTGGAATTCATCAAAGGCCGACTGAAATTTGGGGGGGGGCTATCACCTGCCCCATTTCCATCAATGATAGTGAGGTTTGACTGCTGTGGATAACCTGTGGACAACACGCCGAAGCCCCGCACGACTTATCCACAATTTGCGGATTTGCTTGACATGGTCGGTACGCTTCATGCTCTCGCGGAGAGCCGGTGTGCCGGCAAGCTCGCAGCGAGTAGTGAAGCTAATGCCAGGGGTCTGCCTATTGATAGGCTCATTAGCAATAAACGTGCAACCTGCACAGGCAACTACCATCGATCACTACAAGCTATATGCACATTCAAGGATCATTGATTGGAATGAATTCATGTGCTTCAAGGACATCATCACAAAAGAAAACAGAAGATGGGATGTCAGAGCAAAGAACGGCAGTCACTACGGATTAGGGCAGATGCGTTCAAAGTGGTATCGCAATCTCGATGGCTATCGTCAGATTGACGCATCAATCAAATACATCAACCATCGCTATGGATCAATGTGTGCAGCATGGAAATTTCACGAAAGAGTAGGGCATTACTAGATGTCAAATGCGTGGAAGAATGGAAGCACCAAAGGATGGCGTCGAATCCGTGAACGAATCCTGATGCGTGATGGATATTGCTGCCAAAGGTGTGGAGAGACTGAAGGCAAGCTGCACATCGATCACATCGTTCCAAAACGATTGGGTGGGTCAGACCTAGAGGAGAATTTGCAAGTGTTGTGTCAAAATTGCAACGTAATGAAATCGTTTGTATCTGCTCGATTTGTACGTGTTATGGCTCGAATCTGTAAATGTTTGTAAGTGCTAGGAATCGAAGAAAATGAAATGCTTGAAGAACCCCCTGCGCCAACGATACTGGTCGCAATAGATTCAAAAGAATTTGTGCTCAATTTTCCCGTGATTTGGGAAGCGTAGATTCCTAATCTGCTCATTTAGGATAGATCGCCAATCACGGTGAACGTGTTGCTGGCTGTGCAAATCACTGTGCAGGCTGAATAACGGGCACGCAATACCGGTGCTGCCGCTGTCGCACCTGTTGAAGTAATTGTGACGCCTGCTCCTGCCGCAAAAGTAGTCAAGCCAACGCCGATTGACTGCACATCGAATTGCTGGCCTGCGCTGAATACTGATGGTGGTATCGTCACTGTGACTGCGCTTGCATTTGATGTGGTCACTAGCTTGTCAGCATCGCCTGAAACGAATGTGTAAGTTGTGCCAGTTTGTGCATTGAATGATAGAAGCTTTGGAGTTGCCGCAGCTGCGAGATCGTAAGCTGCTTTGACCGCTGTCGGTGTGGCTGCAAGGGTTGATGATGTTGTCGATGTTGAATCGGAAAGCTGAACTGCTCCGGCCTGTGATGTTGAAGCTAACTGGATTCCGACTGTGATTGCACCTGATGTGCCGCCACCGGTAAGTGGTGAAGTAGCTGTAATCCCGGTGATGTCACCTTGATCGTTATTGATCCACACGAAGTCCATGTCGGTGTTTGAATTCTTTGAAAGAATCTGACCCGATGTGCCACCCAAAAGATCAGCCAATGATGTATCGACTGCCTGGCCAAATACTTCAAAATCGGCAGGCAAATCTGTTACCAGGTCGGTATTCGTTGGCATCTGCCAGTTGAAATTGCTCGTCGGATTGCTCATATTTTCTCCTTATGCGACCACTAGGGCATTTTCCCATGTGAGTATGTTTGAAATGGTGTTCCACTGTTCCGACACGCTGACATCTTCCCACTTCATTGCTTGCAATGAGTAGGCCAATGGCGAAAGCAAAGCCGTGACCGAAATCGTGTTATATCCCGCAGACCATTGCCAGCCCTCGACGAAGCCTGCGTACTGACCGGCTGACATATTGGCCGGCAAATCTGAAATGCGAAGTGGCAGACCCATGAAAATATTGATAAGAGCATCACGATCGGCATCGTCAATTTCCGGGTTTGTAAGCTCGAATCGGATTGACTGCATCATGTATTGCGGATAGGCACGCAGCTTCAGGTAGAAAGCTGCTTGAGCTTCGGCATCAATCTGATCGTGAAGCGTGGTGCTGATGATTTGTGCTAATCGGCCAAAGATTGCCACTGACGTCAAATCTTGATCCGTGACCTGACTTGATGAATTTGACCCATATTTGATTGTGAGGTCATTGCGGACATCGCCTGCCCTTGTCTGAATCTTGATTCCTGGGGCAATAGCTTGAGCCGCTGAAACGTCGGTATATCCATTCGTGGCAAGGTAAATAGATCGATGGGTTGAGTCTGCATAGGAAATCTGACCTTGAGCATTTTCATATATGTAACCGAGACCAGATGTAGCAAGGGATGAAACCAATGAATACACGTCCGTGACTTCGGCTGATCTAGCTGCAAGATCGTAATTGCCAGGCGTATCAATTTCGCCTAAACCGGAATTTTGAGCATTTGCCCATGTTTCCGTGGCCGGCGTGTAGGTAGCCCACGTCAAAGCGGCTGGAACCTCTGACCAATTGTTGATCAGCAAATCTGTCAATACTTCGCTAATTTGATTGCCATCAAAATCACGATTGAGTGATGTGCTATACAAGGCCTTTTGAAGCCTGGAAAGCGCACCCAAAGCCACGATAGTGATTGATTGGGTGATTCCAATGCTGCCGGCGTTTGCGACCTCGATACTTAGATCGACGATGGAACCGCCAAAGATTGGCACGAAAACGTCATTTGAATCCTTCAGACCAATTCCCACGGAATCATTGATATTGAAATCCACCTGTGATTGCGTCACATTGTAAAGAGTAAGGCTGCAATATCCTGCCTGCGCCTGCTCATAAATATTTGTGCGGCCACCGGTAATGCTTAAATTTGCCAGTACGAATTCTGTGTAATTCACGCCATTGATTGTGACTTGCCATACTGGATTGAATACTGTCATCGTTCAACCCTGAAAGCCGTTGCCCCACCTGTGCCGCGATAGAAAGCATCATTGACTGTATTGACGATGGTTCGTGCAGCTGCTTCAGGATCACCGACGATACCCATATTGACTGTGACCTGTGGTGCTGCATTGCTTTGGTATCCGGCAGGTGCCCCACCGATTGTCACTGTTGGTTTGAATAGCTCTGTCTGATAGCCCGCAGGCGCACCGCCGATGGTGACTGTAGGTACAAGGGTCGCAGCCATGTTGGAAATGGTCTTGCCTGTTGCAGCTACGGCAGCGGTTCCGGATGATGATCCTGAAACCGATGGTGGCTGAATAGTTGGTACGGATGGGATGACTGGGGTTTGCGTCGATGTCGATGATCCGGATTTTGGAACTGTAACTGTAGGTGCTGAAGAAACCGGAATCAGTGGCACATTTGGCAATAGCGGAATCGAATTGTATTTGTCGAGAAGCCAATTGATTGCCGTGATTGCGCCTTGAATGGCTTTGGTGATGACTCCGACAATGCCACCAACGACATCAATGACGCCGCTGGCAATGATTCCTACGCCTTGCAATGCCTTGCCCAATACTGTGCCAATAACCGGTGCCACGTATTCTGCAATGAGCTTGCCGAAAGCCATGAATTCATCCATGTTCTCGCCGATGGCATTTTTGACCATCCCGAAAGCTTTGACCAGGCCATTCCAAATTGGCGTGAACACGCCTGTGATGACTTCGCCAAGATAGGTGATGTAGTTGGTCAAGCCACCTGATTTGTTTGAAAATGCGTTCGAAACACGTTCCACAATCGGAATCACATGGATCGACATGAATGACATCAATTTTTCCAGGATAGGCAATAGGGCAAAGCCGATAGTCTCTTTGGCTTCATCGAATGTGACTTTGAGCCTTTCCATTCGGCCTGCGAAGGTGTTGGCATTGGCTGTGGCTGCGCCACCAAATAAGGTCGTGAGACGGCCTGAAACTTCCTCGAATGACATGGCTTTAAGTTCAGCTGACGATAGACCTATACCCAATTTACCCAAAGCGGCTGTATTGCCGTCATAGGCCTTTCCTAAGGCGTTTGCGACCCCTTCTAGCGGCTTTCCGGTCTGCGCTGATATGTCCATTGCCAAAGCCAGTAAATCGGTCGCTTTGCCAGCGTCCTGGGTGGACAAGGCCAATCGAGCCATCGCCGGACGAAGCTGATCGTCGCTGACGCCTGTGGCCAATGACATTTTCAAAATCTGCTTTTCCACTGATGCTATTTGGGCATCGGTTGCACCTGTGGCATTGCGTAGGGCACCGGCTAATTTAACCTGGGCTTGCTCATCGGCGATTGCAGCTTTGACACCATCGATGCCAATCTTGACGGCATAGGCACCGGCAGCGGCCGCAGCTGCGGCAAAGGCCAATCCCGCTTTCTTGCCGAAATCCGAAATCTTGCTACTGGAACTTTCGACGTCGTTATTTGCCGCCTTCAGCGATTTGTTCAGCTGATCGACGTCGGCGAGTATCGATAGTTTAAGCGTTCTTGATCCGGTAGCCATTACCACTCCTTCAGAATCTTAGCAAATGAATTTTCCCATTCATTGATGATGTATGGCTGTTCGGCACGCAGGGTTGGATAGATAAACCATCCACGTGATCCACGGCCTTCACGACCTGACCACACTGGAAATTGCTTGAATCTATTGGAACCAAATTCGGAACCACCCCAAAGCATTTGAGTCGTTGCCCCACCGGAAAACTTTTGGCTTACGAAACCGAATGAGATTTCACCGATTTTGCTTGACTTGCTTACCCTTGATCCTTGAGCAATTCGTCCAGCTACTTCACGCGATTCAAGTGTTCCGGCCTTTGCTTGAATT